ATTTTATTCTTACCGTAAATCCGTAGGATTGATTTTACAGGCAGGAACCACCTTTCCTTATTCAGTTGTCATCCCTGCCTGAAATTCAGTCATATCTGATTTCCTGTTCCATGACAATTCCCGACTGGAACTGTATCAGCAGCTTGTCCGCTGACACCACTTTGATGTTTGCTATCAGTCTTCGTACAAGGTCATTATCAAATTCCGGCATCTGGTAGGTCTGCTGTTTTAAGAAGCTGTCCATATCCTTTAACCGCTGGTCATAGCTCTCTGCCAGTTTTTTCTTTCTTCTGGCTTCTAGCTGTTCCTCTTTTAAGGTGCTGATTTCCTCTGCGATTCTGCGGTACCTCTCATCGAATTCGTCTGTGTAAGAACTGATGGCGGCATTCTCTGCAATCAGCGACACCATCTCTTCCTGCTTCGCCTTGATTTTCCCATCGTATTCGTCCGGTTCCTGTTCCATTCCGTAGCTTCCGATTACCCGTATGACATTCTGCCTGAGTGCGGATGCGAAGTTTCCGTCATTGCGGGTAATCCGGTGGATAGCCTCCATGACCGCCCTATTTAATATTCCTTCTTCCAGTGTGACGGAATCCTTACAGTATTTGGTGCCGTTTGTCAGGCGGTTGCTGCATCGCCAGACGATCTTTTTCTTGCCGTTTCTTGCCCAGGTGACTCTCCGGTATTCCTGTCCGCATTCCCCGCAGAGCAGGATTCCTGTCAGGGCATACTCCGAGGAATATTTACTCTTCGAAGAATGCTTGCCATTCTTTTTCTTCTCTCTTGTGACTGCTGACTTATTAACGGAAGCCCGCCTTGCCAGTTCTTCCTGTACTCTGTAAAAAAGGTCTTTCGGTATGATTGCCTCATGGTCATCCTCCACATAATACTGCGGCACGATTCCTTTATTCATGACCTTTTTCTTGGTCATAAAATCCACCGTATAGGTCTTCTGCAGCAGGGCATCTCCCATGTATTTCTCATTCCGGAGCATCTTTAGCACAACCGTATCATGCCATCTTTCCAGTCCGGTTGCCGTTTTAATCTTCTGTTCTTCCAGATATTTTGCTATCTTTCCCGCACTGTATCCCTCCAGATAAAGCCGGAAAACCAGCCGGACGATTTCTGCCTCTTTGGGGACTATGACCAGGTCTCCGTTTTCATTCTTGGTGTATCCCATGAATTTGTTATGGTTGACAATGACCTTTCCCTTTTCAAATTTCCTTACCACGCCCCATCTGGTGTTCTCGCTGATGTTCCGGCTTTCCTCCTGTGCCAGACTGCTTAAAATGGTAATCAGGATTTCCCCTGTTCCGTCCAGTGTGTTGACGCCCTCTTTTTCGAAGACCACCGCTACATTCTTTTCCTTCAGCTTGCGGATGGTCAGCAGGGAGTCAACGGTGTTTCTGGCGAAACGGCTGACAGATTTCGTCAGTATCATGTCGATTTTACCGCCTTCTGCATCTTTAATCATGGCCTTGAAATCGTCACGCTTCTTGGTGTTGGTGGCACTCTTTCCGTCATCGGCATAGATGCCCGCCAGTTTCCAGTTCTCCGTTTCCTGTATCTTTCTGGTGTAGTATTCTACCTGTGCCTCATAACTGCTTTCCTGTTCTTCCAGTTCGGTGCTGACTCGGCAGTAGGCAGCTACCCGCAGTTTCTTCTCTGACAACTTGATGCTTCTGTCATACTGGGGTTTTGCCGGAATCATGGATACTTTCTTTTGGACTGCTGTAGCCGGCATATTTCCTCCTTCCCGGATACGGACGGCAGGGATTTTATTCCTCTCCGTATCCAATCTTTATACTGTTGTTATTGTAAAAAATGACTTTGACCGAGTTATCTTTATATACCAAAATCTGCTTTATCAGCTTCCGGTACAGTTCCTCATCAAATTCTGTAATTTCTTCCCTGCCGGCAAGTGTCTCTTTCATCTCCTCTGAGCGGATGTCCTCATCCCTTACCTCAAGGGTTTTGTAGCGTTCCACCGCCCGTTCAAAAATCAGTGCTGTCAGTTCCTCCGTACCGGTTTCTCCGGTGCAGGGCTGCCCGGTATCCATGTCCGTATCTGCACCCTCTTCTAAAGCTGCTTTTCTTATATTCTCCAGCCGTGTCTCAAGTTTCCGGTATGCGGGACTGATCTGCTGCGGCTTTTCCTGGTACTTCTCCATCAGGTCCGGGTTCTGTATCAGGCTGTTGATGGCATGGATGCACACCTCTTCCACCTGCCTGTCCGATATAAAACCGCCTTTGCAGGTTACTCTGTTCCGGTACACATAATTCTTGCACTTCCACTTCGGAATCTCGTTCTTTCTCTTTTTGTTGTGTGATTGAATGTGGCTGTAAACGCTGCCGCATTCCGCACACACTAAAACCCCGCCAAATAACAGCCGTTCCCTCTTTTCCGGTCTGTGTTTTCCCCGGCTTCCTTCGATTCTTACCTGCTCCCGTCTTTTCTGGACTCTGTCAAACAGTTCCTTTTCTATAATCTGTGGATAATACTCCGTTCCCAGATAGTTATGGTTTTCCAGGATTCTTCCTATGGAAGCATGGGTCCATGCCACCCTTCCATTTGCATTTTTTACGCCCAACCCTTTCAGACTCTTCGCAATCTGCCATGCAGATATGCCGCTGTCATAATCCTTAAAAATCTGTTCCACCAGTTTTCTGTGTTCCTCATAAACCTCAATTTTTCCGTTTATGACCTTATACCCGATTGGTGTATGCCACTGCATCCGCATCCCCTCCTTCCTCTTCCGTCAGTCTCAGACCGTTATGCAGGCAGAAGGTGATTTCATGGGTCAGGGATATCCGAATCTCTTTGACTGTGAGGTCAAATAATTTCTCGTTAAATTCCTTTTGATATCCTTCCTTTTTCAGAAGCCCCATGAGCTGCTCGGTCCTTACAATCTCCTTTGTCCGTTTCTGCTTTCTGGCAAGAAGTGTTTTCTTTCTCCTGCATTCTGTCAGCCGGTGTGCCAGCAGATTGTTCTTTTCTATAAAAAGAGCAGAGTCCATATATCCCTTCATCATGACTTGATTCAGGATTCGGCTCTGCTCACTCAAACTATTTATTTCTCTATCCAGTTGTTCCATTTCTTCGGTATCCGGCTGGTTTGCTGCCAGCCCGGTCAGTGCTTTCAGCAGGGGTTCTAACACCGTCCCCTGATTGGTGTACAGCTTGTTCCACATGGTGATAAATGCCTGCTGCAGCATATCTTCCCGGATTGCCTTCATCTGACAGCTCTCCTTATCCTCCACATGACGGTGGCAGGTCCAGATAATCTTTTCATAAGGCTTTCCGATGTATATCTTCTGTCTACGGAAATGGCTTCCGCATTCCCCGCAGATGATTCTGCTGCTGAATAAGTATCTGTTTTGGCACTTCTCTCCTCCCATATGAAGGGTCCTGCTCCGGTACTCCATGATGCTTTTTACCGCCTCCGCTTCTTCGTGGGTGACAATCGCCGGATGGGCATCCCTTGTCAGATACATTGGCATCTGCCCGGTATTTCCCCTTCGGACAAACGGGAACTGCTTTTCTGTGTATGTCCTCTGCCGCAGGGCATCTCCCTCATACACCGGATTCTTCAGGATTTCCTTAATCACGCTGTCCTGCCACTGCTCGCTCTCACGTATGGTCGGGATATTCTGCTCATTCAGCATTTTACTGATGAGGTATGTTCCGGTACCGTTTAGATAGGATTCAAAAATGAGCCTTACCACTTCCGCTTCTTTTTCTTCGATCATCAGGTTCCCATCCTCATCCTTCCGGTATCCGTATGCCGGTGTGCCGACAATAAAGGTTCCTTTCTCAAACCGGCTGATAACCGCCCAGCGGTTGTTTCCTGAAAAATCTTCGGATTCTCCCTGCGCCACGGATGCCATGATGGTGAGCAGAAGCTCGCTCTTTTCTTCCAGTGTGTTGATATTCTCTTTTTCAAAGGTAATCCCCACACCGATGGCTTTCAGCTTTCGTATGGTCTGGATGCAATCCACCGTGTTCCTTGCAAACCTCGTGATGGATTTGGTCAGAATCAGGTCGATATCGCCGTCTTCACAGGCAGCTATCATTTCATTAAAATCGTATCTGCCTTTCGCCTTGGTTCCCGTGATTCCTTCGTCTGCATATACCCCGGCAAATTCCCATAAGGGATTGCTCTGTATCTTTTCCGTGTAATATCCCACCTGTGCGGCATAGGAATCTGCCTGTGCCATACTGGCCGTACTCACTCTGGCATATCCGCATACCCGGATTCTCGGTTTCATCTGTGTATGTAGACTCTCGGAAACTGACGGAATGACCGTTATCTTTTTTGCCATATCTGTCTCTCCTTTCCTTATTTTTCAAGGGTTTTTGCCCTTGTCAGCTACATACACTACCACACTAACCAAAATATATCTAGCATTATTACAGATATACTTTGGCAAGTTCCGGAGAAAAGGTCTGAATG